TATTACCCTTGTATATTATCTTTGCCAGGGCAAGTTTGGTCTTTTTATCCGTATCCTTATCAGCCAGAGCAAGCAGTTTATCATTGAAATCCGCATTAACGCTTTTCAGATGTGATAACTCTCCTGCTTTAAGATGAGTGTCCACATCCGGCACTAATGCCCTGGACAACATTGAAGCACACCCTGCCGAAAGGAATAGAGTTATTACACCTACGATCAATACTACACTTCCCCTTTTCCTTCTCTTCATCCGTACTCCTCCCCATTAAACAATTATTGCCATTAGAATATACTATAAACCCCCGAATGTCAAGCCTTTACTCAGGCTTTCCTACTCATAAACCACACTTGTTACTCTATCTATATGCTTACACCTGATACTTGTATCACAATACAAGGTGTACCCTGCATCCCTTAACTTCTGAGAAAAGAAACTGTCCTGAGAAAGACAATCCGTAGTCTCAAAATAAGGGTATTCTATTTTATAAAAAACCTCTGCACTATATAAAGTACAACCCATTGGGATAGTATAAACTTCATGCACCTCTCCATCAGCCTCCAGATGCCCCCTCTTACCGTTATTACCGATAACAATAGGAGCCCCCTCATAGGCATCCTGCCTCTTGGGATACCATGCACCGACTACTCTCTTACCATCAGCCATGTGTTTCATCAGTTTAACCAGAGCATCAGCAGGTGGGAAAGTATCATCTTCAACTGTAAGTAGGAAGTCCGCACCATCTTTCAAGAACTCCCTGACGGCATCATTATACGCTGCTGCCACTTTTCTACCGTGAACCGTATAATATTTAACCTGCATACCTGATGGTGTTATCAAACCATCTAAGCAGGGCAAGCGGAAATCCTTTTGTTCTTCTTCTGGAATATGATTAGCAACAGGAACGGCAATCATTATTTTTGTATTACTATTCTCTCCTTCAATAAATCTGTGTTCAATATCCCTCACATGGTCTAACTCTGGAGTCACTCCTCTCCCTATCTGCCTGAGTGCATCCTGATTTCCAACGCTAATCCTTCCAGTAGCAAACAAGTCCTGATTTGCCTGTCTTGTAAGCCTCTTTCGCCAATACTCAGGTTGATTAGCATTTACTTCTGCTCTTGTATATTGTTTTGGAAAAGATTTCCATATTTTATAAAGGCAACTAAATTCTCTCAACTTACCTATAACAGCACACTCCATCTCATATCTATCTACCTCCCTCTCCCTCCACTTAAACCCATACAACTTATCCTTCTTTGCTTTCTCTTTATATATCCCTATCTGATAATCTATTTTCTCCAAGCCAATTCTAACTCTTCTTAAAGCACTATAAGCAGTTCTAAGTTCTAAAACTGCATGAGCATATTGCTGCTCTATTGTTTCATGCGATCCTATTACTAAATGTTTTAAAACATAGTCAGGCTTTGCTTGTGGCATTTCTTTGAAAGCCTCCAACAATTCTTCAGGGAGACTTTTTTCTATTTTTTCAATCTCATTCACTACTCATTCCTTTCTTTTAAGTTGCTGATCCATCACTAAGGTTTGATGGAAGATTGCGTCCAGTACTTAAATCTCCATCTGTAAAAGCCGCCCATACCCCTGTAGCAAATGTTTGTCTATGACATTCATCCTTAGTCCCACCACCATGACCAACTAAATAACCATAAATAAGACCATCACCCATACCATGACCATTGTTCCTGGCTGCAGATAAATCCGAATCGGTGTGGGCTGCGAGTACACTTGTAGAAAAAGTTATACGATCAGTTAATGCTATTGATGCGCCTGTCCCTCCTCCAGAGAGATAACCATAAGTAACATCATCTGATGTTCGACATTGAGAATCCCTCGCTGTTGAAGTGTCAACATCTGTGTGGAGAGCTAACACACTTGTAGAATATGTCATACGTTCTCCCCATGATACCCTTCCAAGAGGAGAATAAGTACGTCCCCCACTAACATAACCATACGTGCCTGTCCCATCTGATACTGATGCAAGTGCGTATTTAGCAGCATTCAAATCTGCATCTGTATGAGCTGCGCCTGTACTTGTAGAAAAAGTTAAGCGACTCCCTAAATTTGTTTGAGCGCCTGTATATCCTCCAGAATAATAACCATAAGTAGAACCATCAGAATATGATGCTCCTGCATAAGCTATTGTCGCAATCTCAGCGTCAGTATTAGCTGTATTGACACTTGTAGCAAATACTGTGCGGTCTGTGTGGGTGGCATATCCTGGTCCAGTATCATCAGTTCCATTAACAATATATCCGTAGGTAGTAGTATCGCTGATCGCCCTCGGACCTTCTGGAAAATAATCAAGGTCGGCATCTGTGTGGAGCGCACTAATGCTTGTAGCAAAAGTCATACGTTCTGTTGTGTCTGTATTTGGAGGAACCTGTCCTCCAGATGTGTACCCATAAGTGCCTTGACTAGTAGCTCCTGATACTCCACTACCAAAACCAGAGAGTGAATTAAGTTTTAACATCAGACTTCACCCTCCCCCCTCAATACTCTCCTTGCATTTACCTTATCCCAAACTTCACTAGGGAAACTATCTTTTTCCAGAGTACCTCCCTGTGCTATTACAACCAGAATATCCTCAGTTAATTTTGCAAGGTCTTCATCGCTATCTGCAATCTTTCCCAACCTTACCTGTTCCTTTTCATCATTATTTAAATTAACCTTATCATAACCCTGAAGGAATTTAGTATCAGGTGGAACATCAATACTTAAATCTGAAATGTCGGCAGAAACCCTCTGATACTGAACCACCTTCTCGTTATCCTTATCATAGTCTGGTCTGCCAGTTAGTTCCATTTCCAACCATACCACTTCTTTGTTAAAAACCCTCTCCATTCCTTCCGAACTTTTCTGCTTTAAAACCTTTCCTGTTGCCCTGTCAATTTTTGCATAATTCTTTTTCATCTTATGTATCCTCCCCTGCGTCTGTTGTTACAAACAACTGAATTCCTATTAATCGTGCATCTTCAGCCATGTCATCATTGGCATCAGATACATCTCTAAATACTCTGAACCAACATAATTCATCAGTTGACGGACTTCCTGCAATCGTTACAGCACTACTCTCTGCTGTAACTAAACAGTCCTCGGCAGCACTAATATTATCATCTGTAACTACGACAGCAGTACCATAAGCAACATCTACTGTATCGTCATTTGCAGTTGCCACTCCCTGTAAACCCCAAGCGACTCCATCTGTGTCAGTCGCTGTTGAAGTCCAGAATACTCTAAATGTAATTGTACTTTCGTTCCAACTCTTAGGCATGGCAATCTGGAATTGTGCGTGTTCGTCACTTCCAGTATCAAAATCAAGTACCTGTAAGTCAGGTCTACCAGATGTTGTTTCTACATCAGTAATTGATGCACACCCATTGGAGTCCGTTGGTCTCATCGCAGCAGCAGGTATCCAGAGAGTATGCTTTCCAACCGAACCAGAGGTAACTGCTGTTCCATCTGCTCGTGTGTAAGAAACACATTGAACTGTATTAGAACCTGTAGACTGAAAGACTCCTACATCACCTGCTGCGGTAGTAATATTTGCCTCACCTGGTAAATCCAAATTAGTAGCATGATGTGTCATTGTTAACACTCCATCAAACTGCAAAGTGAATTGCCTGTCAGCAGCAACCGTCATAGCTGCAAAATTTGTTGTACCTGTTACATCGAAATAATCGCCATCTACGTCAATTACGAGTGGAGAAGCTGAAGTTAGATCTCCACCCTTCTCTGTCTGGATGTAGTTCCCATCCGTATCAAGAAGCCCACCCAGTTTAACCGTAGTACCAGTTTGCCCCCTGATAACATCGGCTTTCAGCGTACTGTTTGAACCATCTAAATCTATCTGCCCCATTCAATTTTCCTCCTGACTAAAAATTTTATTTAAAGAATTGTCCATCTTGAACCATTACTAACCACTACTGTATATCCGTTTGCTATTGAAACCTCACCAATAGTGCTACCATTTTCCGTACCTGCAAAGGTAATGTTTTCTGATATTGTCTGGGCATTTGTCCTGATAATAGAGTCCGTTCCTAAACTAACACTAGAACCAAGAGTAATATCTTCATCAGGCATGGTAATTGTTCTTGTAGTGCTTGTTGATATACCAGAAGCCTCAAATGCTATCTGCTTGGTTGTGTCAACATTATCTTGTATCCTGAATACATTATCAGGTGGAGTATCACTACCTGCACCTGCTGGTCCTGTTGGTCCAGTCGGCCCTGTTGGTCCTGTTGCTCCAGTTGCTCCTTTAGCACCAGTACGCACAAATGATATATAAAGTGTGTCGGTATTTGATATTGTGCCGTTGGAGGCAACATGGGTTACTGGTACTTGCAACCATCCTGTGCTATCCGTTACAGCCCCTGTAACACTATAACAGGCAAAAGTAGCAGGTGTGCCAGATTTCCGTATAGTTACATAGCCTTCATGCGTATCATTACTGCCATCATCTATGCTTGCAATTAAATCAGATACATCAGGGTTTCCAGTATCTGCCGAAGTTGCATCCATAGCCAGATTAGTAACTGAAGCTACGGTAGCATTATCAAATCTTATTTCTCCTGCACCAGGGTCAGCCATTGTTGTACTACTGTCAAATGTATATTTCCATGCCAAAGCACCTGCTGATGCCTCTGCATTTGATTCTGCTGTCTCAGCATTAGTCTCGGCAGTCTCTGCATTGGTTTGTGCCGTTGATGCCGAAGATGCCGAAGATGAGGCACTAGATGCTGAAGTTGATGCGTTACTTGCCTGTGTTGTTGCTGTTGAAGCAGAAGAAGCTGCCGATGTTGCAGAAGAAGCTGCCGCTGTCGCAGACGAAGCTGCACTTGCTGCATCAACAATCAAATCCCACTTGGCACTATCAGCATTGGAACTGATAGGTTGAGAACCGCTTGATG